GTTGTTTTAAAATAGATTCTAATGTATAATAAAAGTAGTTAATATCTTCAGTCCTCTTTTTAAGGCAATAAATAGTTTTTTTACAAAAGTGGTTCAAGGGTAAATGGGTAGTAGAAAATGTAAAAAGTTATTATCCCCCATTATGGCCACCAGTATTATTAGATAGACATTATTTTTGGAGTAATTTTTACATAACAGATTTTAAAACAAATAGAAATTTTAATATTTGCAATGCAAGAACTAGCACAAGAAAAAATCAAGATGAAGATATTAGTGAATTAGAAAAATATCATAATATAAAGTTGCCAAAAAAAGCAAAACAAAAAAGATTATTATTAAGAAATTGTGTATATCCACCATTAGGAAAACACATATTAGATTGTGCAATGGGAAAACAAAAACAACAATCATTAATTAAATAACATAAAATGAAAAACAAACTAAAGAAGAGTAAAAATATTTGTATAATATGCAAAGAAGAAATAAGGGGTTTGGGAGCTCATGTAAATAAAGGTTATTGTTGTGCTGATAAAGGTTGTCTGGAGCAGGCACTTTTATTGCAAGATATGGATATGCGTACAGAGGAAATAGCAGATAGATTAAATAATGGATTTAGAACAGTATGAAAACTAAGTTAAAATCTATAATATCCAAAAGTATATTAACAACTAATACTCCCCATAGTGTTCTTTGTACAAACAAATTTTTAAGGAAAATAACATTGTGATTTAGTGGAAAATATAATTACTCTTATTTCTATCATTGGTAGAAAAATGGGGAGTGCTAATTGTTAATACACCTGTGGATAACTAGGCTATTTTTTGATAGCTGATTATAGCCACTTTAGTCAATAAAATAGGGTTAATAGCTCTGTTTTTTGATAGTAAAAATTGACATTCTTGTATAGTATTAGATAATTAATATAGAGATCTGTAATGATTCAGCTATGCTGATTTCATTAGGATTTACGCCCACCCAGCCATTATTGAGAATGGCATTTTGGGCGTTGTATAATATAAACTAAATAGCACAAATGACAGAGCAAGAAGCACAACCAAAAGACACTAAAGAGCCTGTTATAGTTGATGAAACCAAACCTGAAACTAAAGAGTATAATTATACTAAAAAGACAGGCAGTCCAACAAAGTATAAACCAGAATATTGTAAAGGTATTGTGGAGTTTTTTGATAAACCAAAATATAGAATAGCAGAAGATAACAAAGGTAAGGAATATACTATACCTAATGATATTCCTTTTTTATCAGAATATGCTAGAAAAGTAGGTGTAACAGCATTTACATTATTAGAATGGTGTAAGAAACATGAAAAGTTCTCTACTGCCTATAAGATAAGTAAGCAATTACAAAAAGAGTTTTTGATAGTAAATGGCTTAAATGGTGGCTATAATGCTACTGCGTATATATTCACAGCAAAGAATATTACAGACATGAGAGATGTACAAGAAGTTAAAGATATAACCAAAGATCCAATATCTGATGATGATTTTAATAAGTATATAGATTTAAAGATAAAAGAAAGAACAAATGGCAAAAAAGAAACTAACATCAGAGGAGAAGATAAAGGTTCTGAAAGACTCGTTCAAGGTAAATGAGGAAGATTTCATTTCACTCTGCTTTAGTAGCTATTTAACAAGGAAACCAGCCAAGTTCCATAGAGATTTATTACAGGATTATAAGAAACATCAGTCTATAGTTAGAGCTTGTCCTAGAGGAACAGCAAAGACTACAATGACAGATTTGTTTCATTTAGCTTGGTTAATAGTAACCGAACAGGTAAAGTTTGTGCTATTAATATCTGATACTTATGGTCAGGCTAGTTTGTTCTTAGAAGATTTAAAGGCAGAATTGGAGTTTAATGAAATGATTGTTTGGTTATATGGAGATCTAAAGAGCAAGAAATGGTCAGAAGATGACATTATTATTTCCACAGGTATTAGAATAATGGCTAAAGGTGCTGGTCAAAAGGTTAGAGGGTTAAAGTATAGAGATGCAAGACCTGATCTAATAATCATGGACGACTTAGAGAATGAAGAATTAGTAGCAAACAAAGATCGTAGAGATAAGCTAGAAAAATGGCTAAATGGTTCAGTATTCCCATCACTTTCAAAGCCAGATGGCAGAGTGATATTAATAGGAACGATTATCCATTTTGACAGCGTATTGTCTAGGGTACTTGAAAGCGACAAGTATGATAATTTCAATAAGAAAGTCTATAAGATTATAGACGAAGATGGCCAATCAATCTGGCCAGAGTATATGACTAATGAAGAGATTGCAGAGTTGAAAGCAGATTATAGTAAAAGGGGAAAGATAGATATATTCATGGCAGAGTATATGAATACTCCTATTGATCCTGAAACAGCAGAGTTCAAGCGTACTGACTTCCAGTATTACAAGACAGAGGACATAGTTGATAAGAAATTCAGAAAGTATTTGGCTATTGACCCAGCTATTAGTGAGAAAAGGTCAAGTGATAACTGCGCTATGGTAGTTGTCGGCATAGATAAAGAGAACAAATGGTATGTTTTAGACAAGATTGTAGGCATATTTGATCCTTATGTATTGATAGAGAACATATTTAAACTGCATGAGAAATGGAATTTAGACAAAATCGGCATAGAAACAGCAGTATTCCAAAAGGTCTTGATCTACATGATACGCAAAGAAATGAGGGAGAGAAATGTATTCTTGCCAATAGAAGAACTAAAAGCTGACAAGGATAAAGAAACAAGGATTAGAAGTCTTATCTCGGTTTACAGGTCAAAGACATTGTTTCACCGAGCTGATGGAGCAGAAGCTGATATGGAAGAAGAATTATTGACATTCCCAGTAGGCAGGAGAGATGATATTATTGACGCTTTAGCTTACATGACACAGTTAGCACGAGTTAATACAGTTGCTAAGAAAGCTGATGATATGACCCCAGAGGAAAAGGCAAGCGCCTTCTTTAAAATGGTTCAGGCTAGACAGAAACAAACAGGACAGCAAACTAGAGGATATGGCAAACCTATTGATAACAAAATAACAAGCGACAAGATAAGAAATGTATATAGTAACTTATAAAATATGGCAAAATCAAAATTAATAATAGATACAGAGAATTTCAAGGATTGGGAACCAACCCAAGATGAAAGCAACTTCATGAAACACATGAACGATAGAAAAACACAGATGGGTAATCAGCGCCATAAGTTTGAGAACAAATGGAAACGCTGGGCAAATGTTTATGATGGGCTATTGGGTCAATTAGACCAAGCTGATATAACTGGTTCAATCTATAATATTCTAGTGTCAAGTGGTACTTTATCTACTGATGAGGATACACAACCTATTTATATTAGATTAGTAACTGCACAGGTACTTCTTATGCTTTCAGAGATGTCAGAGAAACCCCCATCTGTTGTGCTTACTGCCTTGCAAAAGAAAGACAAGGCTAAAACAGTTATTGGTGAGATAGTTTATGATTATGTAGAAAGGCAGAACGAAGAAGGGTTTAAGATAATACTAAGGACACTAGGATCAATCATATTCGGACTACAATGGACTTATGACTTCTATAGATGTGATAAGCGTAAGGTTAAAATCCCAGTTGATTATGATAAAAAGACACAGAAGTATAAGTATTTGGAACTAGAAAAGACAGATAAAGAGGGAGTGTCTTGGAAAGACATACCTATTGAAGATGTATGGGTTGATGAGGGTGCTAATGATATTGCAGAAGCAGAAGATGCTTTTATTCGGTTTAGATACAGTTACAGTAAATTCATAGCAGAATTTGATAAAGATTCTGGGTTTAGGAATGTAGAATATGTCAGACCAAATAGAATGATTGAAACAGATAATGTCAATGATAGTTTCATATACAGAGATGAAGAAGAAGATATTGTTGATTTGTTCTTATACTACAATCAGTTAAATGATGTATTTGCTATTGTAGCTAATGGAGTGTTATTAACCGAGATAGACAGACCAAACCCATTCAGACACAAACAGATACCTTTATCTCACATGAGGCACATTCCTAGGTCAAAACCATGTTTATACTGGCAAGGAGTTCCAGAGATAATGGACGGACTTGCAAAGGAATACAATATATTAGAAAATATGAAATTAGAGAACTTGCATAATTCTATTGACCAAATGACTATATGGGATGACGAGGCAATGATTGATGAAGAAGATTATAGAAACAGGCCAGGTGGAATGGCTAAGGTTAATCTACCAAGTGGCAAACGAATTAGTGATGTCTATTCACCACTTATCAAACCAGAACCTGGACTATCAGTTGATAATGAACAAAGCAAGTTAAAAGGTGAAGTTGCAAACATCACAGGTATTGATAACAAGTTAGTAAGTTCTATTGGTGAGCCTAAACAAACAGCTACTGAAACAACTGCACAGATTGAAAGTTTATTAAAGAGAGTTAGATTGATATTGAAGTTATCCGAACCATCATTAAAGCGTAGGGCTGGAATGGTCTTATCTAACATTCAGCAGTTTATGACAGTTCCAAGAGTTGAGCAGATAGTTGATGAGGACAAGATAGTTGATTACAAAGAAGATAACAGGACTATTAAACTTGAAGGAGTTGAAATTGAGCGTATTTCAGCAGAGGACAGGACTAAAAATGCTATTGATAAGAAGATACAATCAGGCGATACACCAGGGCTTTCACCTGATGAGCTTGATGAGGATATAGCTACTGGCGAATCTTACGAAGTCAGAGAGATTGATGGGTATTCATTCTTTGAGCTTAAACCAGAAGATATAACAGGTAAGTATGATATTGAAATACAGTTTGAACCAACCTTTGCTTTGAATAAACAAATGAAGATAAATAAGTTTATGCAAGTAGTTGAGTTCTTAATGGCTAATCCTTTAACAGCACCAATGCTAAACCCTGAAGTTGTAGCTGACAATGCTATTGAACTACTAGAAGCACCAAAAGGATTGATACGAACCCCAGCAGACCAAGTGCCAGAGGGAGAACAACCTGCACCAGATGGTGGATTACCACCAGGAGGAGGTCAAGGAGCGCCACCACAAGCTACACCAGCTATACTACCAGAACAACCAGTTAAATAATTAAATAATATATATGTTTAAAAAAATCATAGAGAAACTATACTGGAAAACTATATTCAATGATAAGTTCTGGGGAGAAGAGATACCTGCTAAATCTGCCAAGGAAACAAGAGATTTTTATACTATCAATAAAATGATGGAATATGACAGTTTAGTTGAATACTTTAATAGAACAAAAAGGCGCTTAATGGTTAAGTCAGCAAAGACATCATTGGATTTTAGTAAGAGTGCTAGAATAGACGCAGCTAAATACATGGGAGCTATTTGGATGCTAGACACAATTAACGAGAAGTTTAAAAGGAGTTTCACTAATCACGAAATACAAAGAGAGATAGACCAAAATAAAATTAAGCAATTAAATAAAAAGCGAAATGAAAAATAAGATTATAGGTAGTCAAGAAAATCATCTTGAAGAGAAGTTAAAGTTCGCAGAAAAGATTGCTGATAAGGTTATTGAAACTATGATTGAGCAAAGCACACAGATAGAAGATGTTGGAGTGATACTAGATGTAGTAATGAAAAAGGTTAATGAAAAGAAAGGTAGTAAGTTTAGTCATTTATATCTTAGTCATTTAATGAACGATAAGATGAAAGCTAGTTTTAACGAATAGATTTTTGATATATTGATGGTGAGTCCTTCAATTAGCTCATCATCAATAATCAGGAATTTATCCTGAGTTAGACGGGTTATGAAACGCAAGTTTTATTCGGCTATTAGATGCCGAAAATAGCCTTAACTCTAATAAATTAATAAAAAAACAATGTTTGAAGAAAACAAAACTGCCCCTGTTGTTGATGACACAGGCAACGCAGAGTCAGACGCTTCGCAAGAAGACAACTCTGAAACGGGGTCAGAAGATGGACTATTAGATGAATATGATAATCCTTCACAGGTCGAAGATGATTCCGTGCTAGATGAGGAAGACGATGATAGTGATGATACTGATGACGATGATGCTGATAAGGATTGGGAAACAGAAGCCAAAACTTTGAAAAAGCGTTATGGTAATTCTACAAAAGAGGCGCAAAGGTTAGTGAAAGAGAACAAAATTCTCAAGAAACACGCCAACGATGTAGCACCAGTTATCAAAGCTATTAAGGATAATCCGAAGATAGCAAAGGAACTTGGCAAAACTTTTGACAGTAAGCCAGATTCCGATACTACTAAAGATTCTCCAGATGAACGAATTGATAAAATTGAGGCAGAACTTAATGATCAAAAACTAAGAGAAGTTTTAAGAAACTTTGAAGAAAGCCATTCTGATATAAAATTTACTGCACCTATTAGAGCTAAAATTAGCGCACAAGCAAATCTCTATTTAGATGAAGGCATGAGCAAAAAAGAAGCTCTTGAAGAGGCATTAAAGGATATTAAAAGAAGGCTAGGCATTAAATCAAGCCAAGATTCTATTCAAGACGATCAAAAAGGAGTATCAGTCGGTAGTAACGATGTTGGCCAGAGAACTATTACAACCCTAGATAAAGATTCAGTTCCAAAAAGAGAAATGCAAGACGCATTTGACAGAGCTGATAAATCTCATTTAGGACCATTAGTAAAAAAGGCTAACAAAAAATAATCCACTCACTTATAATCTGATATGCTTATATATAGAAAAGCAAAAGGCGACCAAGACATCGCATTATTAGAGTATGAATTGGCTGCTAATGTAGCATCTGAAAGACATACTGCTTATACTGACAACGAAGTTGGTTACCTAGTTCCTGCTAATATCCCTGCAACTTTAACTGATAGGCAAATATTAATTGCCCAAGAAGATAAAGACGCAACTGTTGCTGTTGGACAAAAGGCATTATTCTTTGACGCTAATGACTACGAGTTTGAAGCTGATACTAATGCTGATACTGCTGTAACACAAAGATTCCATAGGTACAATCTAGCTGATCCAGAAACTATTGATATAGCTGCTGGTGAAGATGTAGATGGTGCTACTATGGTAAAAGAAGTTATAGGAACTCCCGCAAACAGAAAAGTAAGAGTGGTAATCAATTCATACCACGCAAGTTGGTAAAAAAATAGACTATGTTATCCATAAATAATTTTAAAGACCTAACAAAGGTTGATAATCTTTTACGAGAATGCTGGAGCGAAGCTGAAACTTATGCTTTAGACAACAGCGTTTTTGGAGATGTTTTTAGTGTTAGTACTGACGATAAAGAAATCACTACTGATAGTGGTATTTCAGGAGTAGAACAGGTAGAAGAAATCGCAGAAGGCGCTCAATTTCCTGACTTAAACTCATCTGAACTTTATAGCGTTCAGTACACACAAAGGAACAATGGTGGAATGATTAGAGTTACCGATAGAATGATGAAATTTGCACAGTATGGCAAAATGGCCAAACTCCCTACAGATCTTGTTAAGAAAACTTATAAAAAGTTACAGCTAGATTTAGCTGATGTACTTATTAATGGGTTTTCTGCTGCTGCTTATAACAGGCGTTCTGATGGTAAAGCTATCACACCTAACTCCCCAGACGGAGTAGCTATGTTTAACGACTCTCATCCATGCGCAAATTCAGCTGGTGATACTTATAACAACATCATAACCGATGGTGCAACTATAAATATGGACTTAGATGAAGATGCCTTGAATGCAGTTGAAGAATACATGGCTCCTAGAATGCTTGACCATTCTGGTACTTTAGAAGTACCTGAGTTCAAGTATTTGATAGTTCCACGAAGATTAACATCTACTGCTAGGATTCTCTTGAAATCAACTGGTCGTGTGGCTGTCGATTATAGTTCTGGTGTTTACAATCCAGTAGAAGATCAATATAAATTGATCATTTGGGATTGGCTAGACAATGTTACTTATCCTGAATGTTGGTTCGTATTAGATCCTTCATTAAATCCTTTGAATTTAATCTGGGCTAAGAAACCTGAACTAGATCCACAGTATGTTGATTATCACACTAAGAACTTAGAATATACTTCATATGCGTACTATGCGTACGGAGATGGCGGTATGACTAAGATCGGGTTTGTTGGTTCAACAGGCTTAAATGTTTAATAATTTGGATCGTGTTTATGCTTGTCAATAAAAGGCGAGTTTAAATGCCAAACGATAATCCTTGAATATTTTGGGTGGTCAGGTCAAACCGAAACCACCTAAAATGGTTTGACTTTAAGGAAAGTAATTTAAAAATTAAAATATAAAAATATGGTTTCTGCGATAATACCAATTTATAAAAACTTTGAATACACAAAATCACTTGTTGAATACTTGTATAAAAGAGTTGATGAAATAGTTATTGTAAATAATCATCCAGTCAAAGAAGAAAATGCGTGGCTAAAGAAATATGATGTAGTTATTATAAACAATAAGAAAAATGTTGGCGTAACAAAGGCTTGGAATCAAGGAATTGATAAGGCTAAAGGAGATTACTACTTGATATTAAATAATGATTTAGAATTTGAAGGCGATGTTATTAATAACTTTTTAATAAAACTTGGTGAAGGAGCTGGTTGTGTATGCCCATTATTTACTTGTGGTACTGATAGGGAGAGTGTATATAAACAAAAATTCACAGGCTTTTGTTTTATGGTAAACAAAGAAGTAGTCAAGAAGATAGGTAAGTTTGATGAGTCAATGGAGATATGGTATTCAGATTGGGATTTCTTTTACAAGATGAAACGAGCAAATATTTTAGTAAGCATAGCTCCCAATATAGTAGTACATCATTTTGAATCACAGACATTGAATAAAGTTAGTGGAAAACAATTAAACAAACAGCTTAAAATAGACAAAGAGAAGTTTTTTGATAAATGGGGATTTTTACCTGATTCAGAAGATTTACTGGCTATTTGCATACCAACAGCGACTAAGGATATGCCTTTAGAGTTCGTACAGAGTCTTATAGCACTTAAAAAGCCTAATAACTGTGTAACACTATTCATAAGCGATTGTATTACTGATATGGCTCGTAATTTGCTAGTTGAGAAAGCATTGAAATTAAAAGCAACAGAGATATTATTCATTGACGCTGATATGGTATTTGATCCTGATTTGTATTACAGGTTAAATTCTTATAACAAAGATATAGTGTCTGGGTTTGCCTATAATGTAAAACACGAATCATGTGTATTCAAGAAAGTTGGTGATAAGAATATTGCATTAAAATCAAAACAAGGTTTAAAAAAGATAGACTATACTGGACTTGCCTCAACATTAATAAAAACAGATGTGTTCAAGTTATTACAAAAACCATACTTTTATATTGAAAAAGGTATTTATGAAGATAGTAATTTTTATAACGATTTAAAAGATAAGTTTGAAGTGTATTGCGATACTGACCTAATCGTAGGTCATCTCGCAGAAAGAAAGATAATTAAATAAAAAAATAATATGTTTGCACAACGAAGTTTAATGGCAGTAACTCATTTAAGAGATGCTGAACAATTAATATTAGTAGGTGGTGTTAGACAAGAAATAACTGGCGTCAGCGTTGCTTGTCCAAATACAAAACTTTTAGAAATTATAAAACAGTTAGATGACCAAGCTGATATTTATATTGGCATGGAGAATGTTGAATTTGATGGTAGTGAAGGTGGATCACCTTTGTTTGACAAAGGAGATGATTGGGATATAGCTCTTGATAAATCAAGAGAAACAGTTGTCTATATTATATCATCTGCTGATTCTGTTGTTTCTGTTAATAGATGGGTTTAATAATTAATTAACAAATGGTATGTTATTACCTTATACAGATTTAAAAGCAAGGGCAGAAGATATGTTAGATGGGGAAACTTTATCTGATGGTAATTTTATTTCAAAAGTTAATTTTGCTCAAAAGAGAATCGAAGAAGAAGCAGATTGGTGGTTTTTAGAAGAAAGATATACTGGTGCGATTGTTGGCGATCAAGATACTTATGATTACCCAATTGGAACAGATAAGAATGGACTTACTTACGACAATGTAAATAAGTTAATTGAAGTTGCAACAAGAGAAACAGCAACAAGTGCTAAATTAATATATGATTTTTCAGATTACAGAAATGAGAGTATTTACTATTCAGGTTATAAATATCTTTTAAGAAGTAGTGAGATTATTCTAAAGCCAATACCAGATACAGCTATGAATGGTTGGCAATTTCTAGTTGATTATATTAGGATTTTACCTGATTTTGTTCCTGACCATACTGCTGGAACAATAACAGTTGTCAATGGTTCTGATGATATAGTCGGAGTTGGTACTGGGTGGCATTCAGGAATGGAAAATTCATACATACAAGTTGGAACAGATACTACTTGGTATAAAGTTAAAACAGTTACAGATACTTTGAATATAATCTTATACCAGACATATAAAGGTTTAGACGCTGTTGGAGCAGTTTATATACTTAGTTGTGCATCAGAGATACCAGAAAGATACCACGAAGCTATTTTACAAGCGTCTTGTGCTATTTATAAAGAAAGTCAATCTGAATACCAAGAAGCTATACCTTATTGGAATAACTTTGTTGAACGAATAAGATTGATGAGAAAAGACCAATCTAATAGAGTGGTTGGACAACAGCGTAGGATAAAACCAAGATTAAGAAGATTCATAGTCTAATATGCAAAAAAGACAAGTATTACCAACAATACCAAAACAATACGAGCAACTTGGCTGGGAAGGTGGTTTTAATTCTAATGATGATTCAACTAAGATATTGCAAAATCAGATAACTGGTGAATCTAAAAATGTAACAATAGAAAATAAGTTATTGAAAAAGGTTACAGGCTATACGCAAGAAGGAGTTATATTCCCAGCTGGTGGAACTGCAATCAATGGACTAGACAAGTATTATTCAGAATCAGGGAGCAGATATTTAATGACTGTTTCTGGAGTACAAACTTATTATGATATTGGTGCTGGTCATGTTGCCACAGGTGGTGTCTTATCTGGTGAATACAGAATTACATCAGTAACAATGAATAAT